GGTACTTTGGTTGGTTTTGGAGAGAGTCTTCAGCAAGGTATACCACTTACTGAAATTTTTCTCTCTGGGGATCCTACCACGCTGTTTTTAAAGCACAGTGAGGATTTGTTGTGTTATTATACGACGAATAGGCTTTATGTAGGTTTGCCAAAAGAAGGTTTCATGTGTCGTAAGGAATTTCGACTAAAGGCAGCTGAACTCGTCGAAGCAGGTAAAGTTATTTCCTCACGTTTAAGCGGATTTGCGACACAGCGACGCACTGTTTCTACGATGTTGCGTTCTCTTGAAACTGCTCTAGCTGAGGTTACATCGTTATTGAAAGCACAAAAACGTCTTACACCAATTGGGATCAAAATTATTGGTCCACCCGGCATTGGTAAGAGTGAGTTGATGAGAATTTATCCGCGTATTTATTCTTTTGCTAAGGGCAGAGAATTTGATGAGTCTCATATTTATTCTAGATGCAAGTCTTCTGAGTATCATGAAGGCTTTTCGAACCAGCCTTTTTGGTTTTATTCTGAAGTTGGTTGTGAGCATCCTGATATTGCACGTTCTTCAATTCCAGAGTTGTTGACTGAGTTGCAGTCATTGATTGACTCCAATCCTTTTCCGTGTAACATGGCGTTTGACGGGAAAGGGAAGATTTATACTGATCTTGAAATGGCCATTATCGATAGCAATAACATCACTTTGAATACTAAGGAATGTATGCATACTCCTTCAGCAATGGATCGTCGTTTTATTACTTGCGAGTTCGTTGTTGATGAAGACTACATCAAAGTATTGGATGATGGTAGACGCACAACAGCTTTGGATTCAGCCAAGTCCATTGAAAATGGTGGTAATATATTGGATCGTTTTACTGTTATTTGTACTGAATATCATGCTTTTGAACGTCGCTCCGTGCCCAACGTTTTATATACGGGACGTATTGAGGGCATGTGTATTTGGTTTTTGGACTATTGTCGTGCTTGGATCAAGAAGCAGGACTTTCTCCGAGAAGCCAATGCCTCCAGTTTTGTAGAACCTTTTTTGCGTTCACTGGAAGAAAAGAAGGAGTTTGCTCCTTTGGAGCTGGTAGATTTGGATGAGCTTGACGAATCAGATTTGATAGATCTTGCTTATCAAGGTTTCGTTGAGAAATTTTCCGATGTCGATTATGATTTTGCACAGTATCTTGGAGATCCTATTCCTGTAGAAGAGTCCAAGGAGTGTTTTAAATCACAAGCGAATATTTTGGGTGCTGCTATAGCACCTGCTGTTTGCTTTCGGGCACTTTTGCATTGTAAGATTGATAGTGCTCTTTCTTTCTTGAGTGATGTTCATGTACATTCAAAGAGAGTGGCTGGTGTTTGTGCAAGGCTCTCAGAATGTGCCATTGTTATGAGTGCTACTAAATCTGCAGGCATTGAGATAGTTTTTAGTCCAACCAGGTGGCTTGTCCTTCTGTTATTGGCCTTTGTCTATTTCTCACCTTTTGGTCATTTTTTGACTTGGATAATAGTTGCCATTTGTCCTTTTCTTCGGTGGAAGAATTTTGGGTTTGTACTTGCAAGATTATATACCCAGCAGCGGCTAGAGAAGTTACAGAGTGACAAGTCAATTTATGTTCGTCAGTTGTTGTATTATATTGGGTGGAATACTTTCGGACAGACTATTTCCACTAATAGAGGGGATTTTATAATTCTTGCTATGTGTGGTTTGTCAGGACTTGTGTTTACCTGGTATAAAACTATTGGAGGTGGAACTAAGCTATCGTCTGAAGCATACATCTCTGATTTTGTTAATCCTGATGATGCAAATGAACGCATTAATGAACTGGAAGGAGCTGGTTTTCTTGAGGTCATGAAGAATACACGTGCCGTTGATGTGCCGGCCAAACATTTTCCTTATGGCAATACTATTGCTTGCAATTTAGATTTTGGCGTGCATAAAGGAGAACCTTTGGAGTTATTTAAAGCGATTATGTGTAACGTCATGTCTGTGAAGATTTGTGGCTTATCTACTGCTAAGGGCATCAGGGAAGATAGAGTTCTTAAAGCATTCTTGTTTGGCATTGAAGGGAATTATGCTGTCATAAATACTCATCTTATAAGTGAGATGGAAAATATTGTTATCCATGTTTCCTTGTCTGGAGATTGGGATAAGGATCCTTCAGATGCTCAGCAATTGCAGCTTTTTCCTCATTGTGTTGAACATTTAGGAGGGGATGTTTCTGTCATTTCTATCGGGCGTAGTTTTAGGCGCAAGACATGTCATCTTATTGATGGTGATTGTCCTAAAGCGATGGCAGGCGTTCTTAGAGATCATCCTATTCGTATTGTTCCCAAGGGTCGTGGTTTTTCCACGGATCCGCGTACTGGCAAGGTTGATTTGCAGGA